ATTAAAGAAATACTAGATAAAGGAGAAAAAAGTGACTGATTTAATTTTACCAGAACGTATGGCTAAAGCTAGACGTAAAGAAAAGGCAAAAGTTGTCGAAGAAGGCAAAACTGCTGCTGAAATAGAAGAAAAACAAAAAGAAGTAGAAGATATCTACGGTGAAAGGGAATCAAAGTACATTGATCCTGATAATATTGATGAAAATATAGCTGAAAAGCTACCAAAACCTACTGGTTGGCGAGTATTAATATTACCTTATTTAGGCGCTGAAAAGAGTAAAGGTGGTATTATTTTAACTGATCAGGCGCGTGAAAGAGAGCAATTAGCAACCGTTTGCGGTTATGTGTTGGCCACTGGCCCTGATGCGTATGCCGATACAAATAAGTTCCCTGATGGACCATGGTGTAAAAAGGGTGATTGGGTGATCTTTGCACGTTATGCAGGGTCAAGATTAAAAATTGACGGTGGCGATTTAAGACTCTTGAATGATGATGAAATACTTGCTATAATACAGGACCCGACTGACATATTACATATGTAGTCGATCTTGCAAATTAATTAACCATGGAGAACAAGAACCATGCCTGAGGCACAAAAAGAAGTAAAAGAGGAACAACTAGTTCCCATCGATACCAGCGGAGATTCCGTTGATGTTGAATTAGACGAATCCAAAGTAAAACCAGCTGACGAAGAAGAAGTTGTAGAAGAACAGGAACAAGAAGAACCTGAACAAGAAGCAACGGACGACGAACAACCGTCAACGGAACACGATGAGTATAGTGAAAAAGTTAATAAACGAATTTCTAAACTTGTTGGTAAACTCCGTGAATCAGAACGTCGTGAAGATGCAGCATTAAAATATGCACAAGGTTTAAAAGGTCGACAAGACCAATTGGAAAATCAATTAACAAGTTTAAATCAAAGTTATGTTAACCAAGCTGAAAATGCTTCAACATCGCAAGTTGCAGAAGCAAAACTAAGATTAAAAAAAGCTATTGAAGATGGAGATGTAGAAGGACAAGCGACAGCACAAGCTACGCTAGCCCGTGCTACACTTGATGCAGAGAGAGCACAAATTCAAAAAGAGCAACTTGAAGCTCAAGCTCAACAGTTTCAGCAACGACAACAAGTTCCTCAACAACCTGAATATCAACAAGCACCGCCTCCACAACCTGATGAAAAAGCTCAATCTTGGGCCGGAGAAAATAAGTGGTTTGGACAAGATGAAGCAATGACATATACGGCATTTGCAATTCATAGAAAACTTGTTGAACAAGAAGGTTATGATCCTAAATCTGATGAATATTACGGTGAAATAGATCGTCAGATACGAGAACAGTTTCCACAGAAGTTTGAAGTAGAAAAAAGCAAAAAAACAGTTGACCAAACTGTCGCACCTGCTGTAAAGTCTACTAATTCCAAACATGGAAAACGAACTGTAAGACTCACACCCTCACAGGTTGCAATCGCTAAAAAACTAGGTGTGCCATTAGAAGAATACGCTAAATACGTGAAGGAGTAGCATATGAATAA